GCATTGCCAAAACCTTCGCAGGTAAGCAATCAGGCATTTATAAAGCCATGTTTGCCGCTAGCAAAGCCTTCGCCATTGCTGAATCAATAATCAAGATCCAGCAGGGTATTGCTAATGCTGCCAGTTTACCGTTCCCTGCCAATATCCCCGCCATGGCAACGGTGGCTGCGTCCACCATGAGCATCGTTTCAACCATTAGTGGCACTGAAATGAAAGGCATGGCCCACAACGGTATATCAAGCGTACCGAGCGAGGGCACATGGCTATTGGATAAAGGGGAGCGAGTTTATACCAATGAATCTGCCAATAAGCTGGATCAGATGTACAGCAAGGTGATGACGGGCAGCGGTACTGGCGGTGGCGTGGTGATTAACATTCAAAACGTACCTGCAGGGCATACCGCTCAAAAAGGTGAAGAAACCGAAGATGAGTTTGGCCGCAAAGTGATTAACGTCATTTTGCGTGATCAGCGTGACGAAGGCGAAATTACCAGTGGTTATCAGTCGATGTGGGGCTTACAGCGCCAAGGGAGGTTTTAACCGTGGCATTGCCAAGCAATTTAATACCGTGGCCTGTCGATAAATTCGGTGCACCACTTTTGAAAAGTTACGGCTTAAAGCGCCAAGCCAATTTTTTACGCACAGACATGAGCACCGGGCACGTTCGGCAACGGCGCATTACCGCCAGCCAAGTTCCCACCACCATGAGTGCGGAATGGCTGATCCCCGCTAACCATCGCAATGATTTCATCGGTTTTATTGATTACGCCCTGCAGGGCGGCATTGCTTATTTTTCAATGCCGATTTTAGTGGGCGATAAAGTGATTGAACATCAATGCCGCTTTATCACTCACCCTGCCGAGGATGAAACCCCCACCCTGCGTTACACCGTGTTTAAGTCGCAAATTGAAGTAAAACAGGTTTACCGCAGTGATGAGGATGATGTGGTGAATGCGATTTTAGCCCCATACACATGGAATGAATTTATCGGCAATGTCGATATGTCACGCTATTACACAGAGAGTTGGAAGCATGAGCAGTAATAATATATTTCAGATGTCGCAGGAGCTGCAACAGCAAATTGATTGGCTGAATCATATCTTAAAAGGCAGTGACCGTGAAACGGTGACGATTAACGGTGTTGTAAAACCTACAATCAGTAAAGATATTGCTGATAAGTGGGTGGCAATTAGTGCCATGGTTCAAGGGCGTAAAGCCTATGAAACCAAAGCTAGTCTGCCTAGCTCACCGCCGTCTGGTATTGTTTTGGCTGAAGTATGGCGAGATAGCGTACAAGAAAACAACGGCTTGTATGGCTGGACAGGTAGTGCATGGGAAAAATCCCCGTTTGACTCTATCAGCCGCTTGATTGAGCAGTCCGCAGAAATAAATGCTATACAGGAAGCCATGCGTCAGCAAGGTCTTTCCGGTTTAGCTAACCAGTTTCCAAATGGCTCTTTAAATCCGTTGCCAAACAGTTCTCACTTAGGTGCGGGAGTGGCGCTGAATAACCAGCAATCACAAGATGAATTTAGGGAACTGCCGGATACGACGGTTAAGTCTGTACTTGAACCTATGGGGCTCTCTTGGGGCTACCGTATGAAAAAGTCAGGTTCTGCACCAACTAACCGCCACTTTGTTCATGATGTACCTGCCATTGGTAGCGGTAATTATGTGCTGGCGTCATTTTTGTGCTTTTCTGATGATATTGCTGGCGATGGTATTAACCCAAGCCTTAATGCTAGCTTTTATGTTGGGAAAAATGGTTCTCTGGGTGATGGTAGTAACGGAGTTACTGAAAAGGTTTTTGGGATTGAAAATCTTGGTAATGGGGTTTATCTCAAGTGGTTTCGTTGTCGAGCTTTCAACTTTGGTGAAGGTGAAAGCATGCAGATTTGGATCGGTGATACCTCTTTAGGTTCGGCTAATAATGACGCATGGATATGTGGGATTAACTATGCCATCAGTGAAAGCCAAATGTCCTATTTATCGACGTCATGGGACTCTTTTATTGATCTTGGTATTTATAGCCGCATTGAAAACACAGAAAGCCAAGTGAGTGATCTGAAAGCAGCTAAGGCTGATATTGAAATCCCTGGTATTTCTATTTTTAACAATGCTGTGACAGATCGTGTTGCGACTAAGCACGTTATTCCATCAAAGCACCTAAAACCAAGCAATAGCTTTGAAATCAGCACTCGATTGGTTGACTTTCCTTATGATGAAACAGCCCATCAAGTGTTTGGTGAGCCAAATTCCATGGTGGTTTCAAGTATTGATGATAGTACTTACACACCGACTACTTGTTACAAAATTTACCCTGAAGATCTTAAAAAGCTGGGCGTAACGCCAGACGATACCAATCCACCGTTGGTCGATTTTCGAGCCGCTGTTAGGCTCGATAACGAAGGCACGGATAATGATGGTATCCAGATCTTCTTTTTGCTGCAGTACTCGATTTCAGAAACGTTAACAGAAAGTTATTCTCCTGTGGGTGATAATGTACTGTTTCTTGATGGGCGTGGATATCCGTCTGGTGGTTATCTCGGTGCTGGCGATGCGGTCTGGAATCATTTGACATCGGGTAAACGGGTTGATGGTGTTTATCGCGTCCATGGTCACAATGGTGTGCCGGTACCAGCTACTTATAATGGTAAGCCGTTTCGAGGTATTAAGATTCTGGCACTGGGAAAAAAACCAAGTAATTATACGCCTGGTACTCGTCGTTATGTCACCACCTTTGGTTTAGCGGTCACTAAGTCAACTGAGGCAGGGATCTCTTTAGCGGGTCCTTACTGGAATTTACCGGAAGATAGCTTTGGTTATGTGTCGTATCAAGATGTTCAACGCATTAACCTTGAAATGGCAACGAAAGTCTCCGGCGAGGTTGTGCCTGTATGGGTTAATGCGGTTCGTGGTCGCTATGGTGTTGGTGATATTGATCATAAGGATTGGGGTGGCAGTGATACCAAGTTGAGTTATGAGCCTCACGAAGCCATTCTAGCAACTACTGGTGAACGTAATATTATCAAAGGTGTGTCCACGGTGAAGGCTGCATATCGTCCTCAGATTGCGCTTCGCATGGACTTGGAAGATTTAGCTCGAATTGGCATTGAACCTAATGACGCTAGTCCGCCTTTAATTTCAATGCGTGCTGCATGGACGAAATCGCTGATTGAACAGCATGATATTTCTCGTCTGCAGATCTTTTTTATTCTTCGATATGGCGGTAATGAAAGTGTAATTTACAATTCATCTACAGATGTGTTGTTTAACACAGGCTCAGGTTCAGCATCATGGATTGGCTATGGTGATGAGTCATGGAACCACCAAGCAAAACGGGTCGAGAATGAGAATGAAATCATTTACATCCACAATGGAATCCCTGTACCAGCTACTTATAATGGCCAGCCATTAACGGCAGTGATCATCAATGGATTGGGTTATCCAAAGCAGGATGAAAATGGAGATATTATTGCTCAGGATGAATGGCAATTAGGTATGCATAAGTTTGCTGTGGTTCCTGGTCAGGTAGTTCAGCAAGATTTGCTGTATTTGAATGCGCCAGATGATAGTCCAAAAGTGTTTGGCATTGAGCAGCAACAACTGAGTGACGATCTTAAAAACGCATTGGTGTGGAAAGATGAGGGAGCCGAAGGTAGCACTCGCCACGTTTTAACCATCAAAAATAGCGACAAGATTACGATCTTAGGTGACTCTTATTCTGCAAGCCACTACACGCAAAAGGATAAAGCGTATATCAGTCGACTCTCTGAGCTTGTTGATTGGCGTTTTGAGAACTTTGCCCGTTCTGGTGATGATTACGCTGAGCTTAATGAGCGCATTCTGAATGGCACTTGTGAGTACCATCCAGATATCACATTTAAGGATTATGGCAGTACTTATGCGCTGCTCATTTCATTCACTAACGATACTTACTATAGAAGTGCTGATACGGCTTATTTCCGTGACAATATTCGTCGCTTAGCTGAAACCGTTAAATCGTGTGGTGCAGAGCCAATTATTTCAACTGAGTTCGTTACTGGAGCTTGGCATGAGATTGCAACGGTTGGTGCTGTCGCTCGTGAAGCAGGTTATCGGTTTATTGATATCGCTTCACCATCAAGAACCTTTGATGTTACTCGCTACAGCCAGTATTGGGGGGGTGGTCATCCAGCGGTGAGAACAAATGGTCTTTTTGTCGATCCTTTGTTACCTCATATTGAGAGCCTCCCTAGACCAAAACAGGCGATTAAGCTCTATCGTAAGCGCCCTACATGGCAAGGAAACGATGATAGCTTGCTCTATGACACCATTGAGCAACGCGTTTATCGTTGGAAGGAAATCTCAGTTGGTCATCATGCGTTGGTCGAGAATCTAGCGCCTTACTATGACCAAATGGACGACATTAAGAATGCGCAGGGTGGATACCGATACCAGAACGTAACCAGTGAGTACCTGAAGCTACAGAACCGTGAAGTGGTTGACATGGGCACTCACATGTTGGCTGAAGTCATTCTGCCAACTACGTCAAACAAGCTTGCTGCGGGTAAGTTGTTCATTAGTGATAAGTATGCTCGTGTGTTTGTTCGCAATGCGTTGTCTCGCGTTAGCTGGAATGCGTATAACAAGCGCAAAGCATACGTGGTTGACAGTGGTGTTACTGCGAATGTGGGTGATACATACACCTTAGGTTCTGGTGGTTCTGTTGTCACTGTGGTTGGCATGGCGAATGATTGGGATGGCAAGCGTTTGTTGATCACGTCTAGCTATAAAGATGGCGGTTCATCGGCAGGTGGTACGTTGGAGCGCAATAGCGGCGCGGGACCAACATCTATCACTTATCACTCGACTATGTACGGCTTCGATCCTGAGTATTATGCAGAGCTTGATCAGCCAAGAGGGGAATGGCTGGAACTTGAAAATAATGATGGTGTGATTGCGTTAAGCAATAAGGAAACCATTCGTCAGGCTATGAACTATGACAAGCTGGTGTTTATGGTTGTGAATCCTCTCGGAATTCAGCTTAATGACATTAGCTTTGAATGGTATGGCGAAGAAGGTAAGGATGCAGCTGTTAAGCCTCTGCTTTTGCCTCAGCCTGGTCAATCTCAAGTTCTTCCTGTTACAACGGTGCATGACCTTACAGGGTGGACATTGCTTGGCAATGTAACCCCAGCTACTCCGCACGATGGCGTGTTGCCGAAAGGGATGACCAAAATGGTGACAGTGAGTAACGTAAACCGCTTGCGTCAGTCTTTCAATAACGCAGCTGCTGGTCGTTACCCAATAACGGCAGATGTTGTTGTTTGGGCTCGCCGTTACCCTGAGCATTTCGCTCCAAGTAGCAATCAAGCGGCCGCTTATATTGAGTATGAAAGTGATGCACCAATTACTTCTCACACGTGCGATTACCGAACGTTAGAAATAAAGATGCACCATTCAGACAACGATAGCCAAAGCTATAAGGCATCGCGGTTGGTTGGTTTGCATTGGTATGAGTATCGTTTTCGTGTCGATATGCCTGCAGATGGTTTGAACATTGAACAGGCTAATCTTGAGATTTATTCACCGGATGGTGAGATTGAAGTCGCACTTGTTGAGGTTTGGACATCAAAATGAAAGCCATCGAAGTCGCCTATGCCTCAGCCAAGGTCGGTGATATCCCCATCCACTCCCTAGAGCTGTCAAACCCCACCTTTCCCGGTGGGGTTTTTCGTTTATGCTCAGGGTTTGACGATCAAGCGCTGACGTTAGAGAGCGGGCAAACCGTTACCTTTACCGCTGCGGCGCTGGGGATTAACTTACCGCAACGTGCCTTAATGGGGCGAGAAGATCTGGTGTTTGCGTTAGATAACGTCACCGGTGAAACTCGCCGTTTGGTACGCAGTGCCATTAACAGTGGCGAGCCGGTTAAAGTCGTCTATCGGGTGTATCTATCCAGTGATTTAACCGCCCCCGCCGAAGTGCCCTTGCGCATGGAGGCCGTCACCTACAGTGATGATCGTAGCGTTGCCAGTATTTCCGCCTCGTTCCGTAACCTAATGGATCGCACATGGCCGGATAAACTGTTCACGCCCGATAAATTCCCCGGCACCCGTTACGCTTAATGTAAACCCTCAACCTAGCGCATCCACCTCACCGTGGGTGCGCTTTTTTTATGCCTGTTAGCACCGCATTGAATATCTAATAAATATACGTTGAATATCTAACAGATATACAAGGACAACCCATGATCATTAATGATTTCTTAACCGTGCCGTATGTCGATGGTGGCAGAACGCTGTCAGGTTTGGATTGCTGGGGCCAAGTGCGCCTTGCGCGTGCCAAGCTATTTGGTAAAGATTTAGCCCGCAGTTACGGCCATGTGCTGTGTGCCAATAAAGGCGGCATGACCGCAGCCTTTAGTGAAATGATGCCTTATTTTCGAGAGGTTGAGCCGCAAGCCGGTGCGATTGCTTGTTGTTTTCGTCATAACACCTTAATTCACGTTGGCTTAGTGGTGGAAGAGCAAGGTTTGAAAGTGCTGCATACCAATGCCAAACGGGGTGGGCACCTATTGTCGCTATCGGCCTTTGAGCGCTTAGCGTTATCAGTGAAATATTTTGATGATCAGGGGAATGCATGAGCGTCTTAATTGTGACCTATCCCAGCAAGTTGGATCATGCTAACGCCGAGCATCAAAGCGTGGCAGCAGGGCAAACCCTGACTGATGTATTAACCGCCAATGTACCGTCATTTAAAGTCATGGCAACCCCACCGATCAGTGCCACCTTAAACGGTCAGCCGTTATTGCCGGTTGAGTGGGATAGCACCGAGCTCAAAGCGGGGGATGTCGTCACGTTAACCGTTGAGCCGAAAGGGGTTGAATTGATCATTGCTGCCGTGGTGGCAGTGGTCGCTGGCGTGGGTGCCGCCATGGTGATGTCCAACATGGCCCCTGATGATAACTATCAGCAAACCATACCAGACGGCTCACCGATCTATGATGTTAACGCACAGGGCAACCGTGTGCGAATGATGGCACCGATCCCCGAAGTGTTCGGTACCCATGGCACGTACCCGTGTTTAATCAACCCACCGCACCGTTATTACTATGGTGATGATGAATACCTGCTATTAATGACCATGGTTAGCCGTGGCTATTTAGCCCTAACAAATGACGATATTCAGATCGGTAACACCCCGATCAGCCAATACAGTGGCGACATCGACACCGCTATCTTTGATCCTCAGCAAAGTGTGAATAGCCACCCGGCATGGTTGAACGTCTATACCTCGCCAGAAGTCGGCAGCACCGCAGGTACATCAGGCATTGAGCTTGAAGGGGCTGTAAATTCAATTGTGCCCGAGAAAGTTAACTTTGCAGGGCAACGGTTAAAAATGTTCAAAGCCACCGATACGGGGGCGATCGTGTACTGGCCGCCAGAATGGGAAGAAGGAACGTATTTAACGATTGCCGGCACACAGGCACCGCCAACGGTTAAGGCAACGGGTAATCGTGGGTGTTGGGGGCCGTATACTGATGGACGATTACATTTTCGCACTCAAGATCCTAATGCGGAAAAGCTCAAGCCGCACCAATACATTCAATACCGCAATTATGGTCACACTGGCACAGGGGTGGTGACATGGGTCGGTAAAAACACCATTGATGGTGAACAATACACCATGGTTGAATTTGTTGATGAGAACGGCGATCCGATCATGGTGTCGTTATCCCATAACGATAAAAACGATCTGGTACCGATGGGCTTTAACGATGGTCAATTTAAAGTAAAAGCGATCACCGCCAATGATGCCACCGTGAGCCGTTGCTATCCGAACAACAGCCATTTAACCAATTGGCCGTGGAATCACGAACATACCGACGACAGTAAGAACGTGCGGATCACCATCCAAAATGCATTGCCGGGTAAAGTGGTTGGGCCTTACTTTGCTTGCCCGATCAATGAAGTGACCAATGAAATACGGGTTGATGTGCGCTACCCCGAAGGCATTGGCTACATGAAAGATGATGGCAGCATTGAAGAACGAGAACTTAGGATCATGCTGGAATGGCAAGAAACCGAGGGCGGTAGCTGGAAGCAGCAAGAGTTTAAGCGCAGTGGCGGCACCAAAGATCAGCTAGGCAACACCATTACCTTGAGTCTTAGCCAATATTGTCGCCCTAAATTTCGCGCCTATCGCATCACGGGTAAAGCCGATGATACCCGAACGTGGGATAAAATCGAGCTGGTACGGTTAAAGGCGGTGCTAGAGAGTAAAAGCAGCTACCCAGACGGCACCACGTTAGCGGTGCGGATCAAAGGGACCAACGCCCTATCCCGTAGCGCTGAAAATAAACTGTTTTGTACCCCAACTCGGCTATTGCATGTGCCGAGCGGTAACGGTTGGACGGGCAGCGACTACAATAACAAAGCAGGAATGCAAGCCACCAATGACATTGCGCCTGTGCTGCGTTATATCAGCCATCAGATCGGTTTGACCGATGCACAGATCGGGCAAGATGAGCTGCATCGCTTACATCACGTATGGCGTGGCCGTGGTGATACCTTTGCCGCTCAGTTTGATAACAAAGACACCTATTGGGCAGCTATTAAGCGTTTATTGGCGGTTGGCTATGCGGTGCCCACGTTAGAGTTCGGGCAAATTGTACCGGTGCGTGATGAGCCCCGTACCACCTATGATCACATGTATCAGCCCGACAATATGACTGGCAAAGGGTTAAAAACCAAAACCAAGTTGATCGATGCCGATGAGCCCGATGGTATCGAAGTGGAATTTTTCAGCAGTGAGACATGGAAAGCCGACACCGTTGTGTGTTTATTGCCTGGCGATCGGGGGATTAAGCCAAGGAAGATAAAAGCATTCGGTATTACCGATTATCAAAAGGCATGGCAGTTCGGCATGAGAGAACGCCGCCTTGCTCGATATATTCGTGATGAATATTCATGGTCCACTGAAATGGATGGCTTTAACTCCAAATACATGGATTTTGTCGCCGTGGCGGATGATGTACCGGGTTATAGCCAGAACGGGCGATTATTGGCGGCGCACCCTGCAGGCAATCAAACCGTATTGGAATTAGATCAAGCCGTGAGTTTTACGGATGGACAACCGCATGTGGTGGCAGTACGTAAGCCGGATGGACGATTAAACGGGCCGTTTTCGTGTCGTAAAGGTGCCAGTGATAGCCAGCTGGTGATCAGTGGTATGCTGAATTTCACCCCCGATTTCAGCGGTAATATGGAGCCGCCGTTGTGGATGTTTGGCACTACTGATAATTGGTGTTTTCCGGCTAAAGTGACCGCCATTAAACCCAGCGGTACGGATAACGTCAGCATGACCGCCCGTAACTATGATGAACGTGTTTACCGTGATGATAGCAGTATCGCCCCACCCCGAGACAATGATCCTGTATTGGGTATGCGGTTATCTGGCACCATTAGCGGTGAGCGTATCACTGCCGATCGGGATATGACGTGTTTTAATACCGGGGATGAGGTTAAATTGAGTCTTGATGGTTTGCATTATCAAGTAAGGGCCGTTAGTGGGCGTAACCTGTACGTGCGCAAGCTCGATGGCAGTAACCCTAACTTTCCAGCCTCAAACCGCCCAATCACCGTGTGGTTGATGAAGCGATAAATAGCCAAGGTGATAAGTCACATATCACCTTGCCACTACTAGGGCTTTTCTGCTCTAATATACTGGTTATCCATACAGTAATTAAGAGCAGAAAACGGAGCTCAATCAATGCCAAACAAAAATATTTTGGTAACAGGGGATCGATCAAGTACCATAAAGAACTTGGATGAGTATATGCGTTTTTTGTGTATTGCCGCCGAAGATGATGACGTGTGTAGTGAAGGGTTTAGCCATGCGCTGAAAACCGCACATGATGCAATTCGGTGGTTAAATCACCCATCAGCCGAAAAAGGCTAAGGTTTTTTATTAATAAACGTGCATTGTCTACCGCTTGGTGGTAGATTAACTGGCGTACCACGTAAAGTGCAAGGCAAATACTGTGTTTTGCACCGTGATTAAACAATTTACTGGCTTCAGATAGACGAAAGGCCCACCCCTGCAAGGGTGAGCCTCTCTAAATCGTGTAGCACCCAGAAAAACATAGATACTAGCACCGTAACAATTGTTAGTTTACTGGGTGTCATGCGTTTCTGCAAGCGTAATGCAGACATTGAGTAAACGAAAAATGGAATTAATGCAAAATTCTGCTGAATTTGCCCCGTACACCGCCAAACAAAAGGCAGCATGGGCAAAGCAGCAAGCACACGACAACGCCACTTACCTTACTGAGCAACTTGGCTTTAGCGTCAATCCTCGTATCCCCTTTGTGTTACTGCAAGCCGCCCGTGACGTGCTTGAAAGCGGTAACGGCAAATCACGCCTACCTACGCGCATTTGTCAGCGTCTTGATCACTACAAAAACACCGTTAAAGTATTAGCCACCGCGATCTTGCATTACGATCTGGCGAATAACTTGGTGGCAACCCGTGACGAGCAACATAAAGTAAAACGTTGTGATAATGGCCTGTTTGCTAACTTACTCGGTATGCCTAGCCGCACCGTGGACAATTGCATTTACTCACTCAAGCGTTCTGGCTTATACCTCTCTTTTGAAAAGCGTGAAAAGCAGCTCGACAGCCAAGGGCAGATCATCGGCTTTAGCGGGTTAGCCTCAATTAAACGTATCAACATGGTACTGTTTGAAATGCTCGGCTTAGGTGAATTGGCCTCTGTGCAACGTGCAAAAGCTAAACAACGCCGTGATCAGAAACGCTACAGCAAAACCCCAGCCCAGCAAGCGATCGAAGAATACAAGAAAACCGATGATGCACTACGTGCTAAGCGTGATCAGCAACGTGCCGAGGCGAAGGTTCGCAAGCAAAGTAAACTGGCTGTCGCACAAAGCAAAAACCGCACGCAAGACATCTTAGCCCTGATCGCTAACGGTTACAGTCACCAAGCGGCCTGTGCTGAAATCAAGCGTTTGGATGCCTTAGAGCAACCATTAAGCCACGATCCGCTCGACGATATCCCCTATTAAATAACCCCACCTATTGATGCCGCTTAACTGCGGTCGCTTTTGTTCGTCCGTCTAAAATCGCGCCTAAAATCCAATCAATTCAACCGCTTATCTGGTATAATAACCAGATGAATAACGACCTTAACCGCCGCAAATCTCCCCATTTTCACCCCGTTACCGTGAACGCTCAAAAATAACTGGCGTGAAGCGCCTTATATAACAAGCGTACCATCCATCATATTAAAAGAATCATAGTAGTTTATGATGCACTGACCATTTCCTAGCTCCGCTAGGGGTCAGATCCCCGTGATACGTTCCTTTTGTCATCCGACAGGAAACATCGGTGCTTTTGTCCACCTCTGTATGCCTGCGGCGCTTGTCACTTCGTGACGGTCTGTTTAGAAGCTGAAAGGCGAAATCGAGCGTTAAAACCTAACCGCAGTGCCAAACCCTACCATCAGAGCAAAAAGCCAAACCGCCCCCACACAAGCCCCATTTACCCCATCAAGCCCTAGACTAACAGCAAAAAAGCAACAGCAAGATTGACAACCTTGGCGCACACGTATGAAATGACACACTCATTACATCAACAGGACGTGAATTTATGAACCTTAACCCCAAAAGCCGCTTGGTATCGTTAGTGCTCACCGTGTTATTAGGTCCATTAGGTTTGTTTTACTCTTCCGTGGTCGGTGGCTTGATCTTGTGTGTGATTGCGTTCGTTAGCCTGGCAACGGTGATCGGTCCGGTGATTTGTTGGATTTTAGCCATTGCGATTGGTGATCACTGCACCTATAAGCACAATAAGAACATCGATAACATCAAGAGCTTGGTGGCTAACAAAGGATAACGCCCGCCTCGCTGCGCTTTTAACTTGTTACCGTGTCACCCAATGAACCCATGCTTGCGCGTGGGTTTTTTTATGCGTGTCAGTTAACAAAATTACTCAAATCGCTGTTATTGGTGCTGATCGGGTGCTATAGTTTTCTTATTCACTCGTAAGGTGATTAAGAAATGAAGAAACAACGGTTATCACTGAACCAAAAAGACACCCTGTTTGTATTAGCACTGTTAGAAACGAAAGGCATCACAGGGCCAATACCGACAACCAAGGTAAAGCAGTTGATCGATCAGGCGCGGTTGTCACCGCTGGATCCGTCAAATTACCGCAAAGGGATACATACACTCGCCAAGCGTGGCTTGGTTGAAACAGTCAGGGCGCATGATTTGAGTTTGGCTATCTCGCTCACTCGGCTAGGTCGTCACGATGCCGCCCGTATTTATCGCGATCGAACAGGTAACGAGCTGGACGCCATGCCTGCAGACGATCAGCAACTCACTATTTTTGATACTGCTAGGGGAAACGACAATGACATTTGAACTATCAATGCTAAAAGAATACGTTGAACAGCTAGAGAAACAATTTCCGCAATACAGCAAAGTGCAGCAACAACAGATCTTAGAGTCGGTACGTGCGTTAGTGGTTGAGCCAAAGACGATCACTCATGCTCGCCCACAAGCCGACGTGCTGGCTGATATTCGTCAGCAGATCGAAGAAGATGGCCGTGCTGGGTTATTCTTTGCTACCGCATTTAGTAATTGGTATCGCCGCGCAGAAACGCCCCGCATTGCTCACCTGCACGATTACGTGAACCTGGACTTTAATAACCGCCATCTTTTCATGGAAATGATGAGCTTGCGCGACTCAGGCCGTTTTGATGATGAGGCGTTGTTTCAGTTCGAGCAGTATTGTTTAGGTAAGCTGGATGACTAAGAACGAATTTCTTGAAACACCGTTTCATGTGGATGTCTGGCTAATTTATGAGGGCGAGCGATATTGGGCGGTGTCGTGTGACTTTCGCGAGTGCTTGTATGCCTTGCTGCCCGATAAAGACACTAAAGGCGAAAGGTACACAATGGAGGATGCCCGCTGGGTACGTTGTGAGAACGTCACACTGGCAAAGCCTGCTGACATTATCCCGTTTAAAAAGAAAACATGATCTTTTGGCGGTTTCGATGCGAATCGGCCGCCAAATCCTATCCCCCGATTTTCTGCGCAAATCTCCATTCTTTTGTTACAAATTTACAACACCGCCACCGCCGCTATTTAACTGCGGTCATGCTGGCTTTTATGGCGTTGGTGGTTACATCAGGCGCTAACGTCTGTTTTTAGCGCTAAACTTGGCTATTTAACATATAACGCATAAGACGCCCTATTTATTGCCATTGCCTTTTTTAATGTTCAATTCAGCATGAAGGTACTTTTCGGTGCGGCGCCATTCACTCATGATCGCCTCTACCATGCGCTGCCGTGTGGCTGGCAGTAAAACCCGTGCCGCTGCAGCGACATCCCACGCCGTGGTTTCTCTGACATTTAACATGTCTAGTGACACGTCTAGATCGGTGATCCCCAAACCATCGACAATGGCGCGGTATTGGCTCATTTTCATTTCAACCTCGCCCCGTTCTAGCCTGCCATAGGTTTTAGCGCTCATGCCTGCTAAGTCGGCAAGCTCGGCTTGTGATAGTTCCATTTGCTGACGGCGAAGTTTGAGCGCATCCATTAGTGAGTTATATGCCATGCTCTGCACCTTGATGACTATTTAAGGATATTTAGGTGATAAAAGGGACAATTACTGGACCTCTTATTTACAGCCTAGTGCCCGGTTGGCATAGTTGGCTTGTCATTAGTGAGACAGCATGCGTATGCATGTTGTTAGATTTGCGTCAGTGGGTGCAAGGTATGCAAAAGAAAAAAATTGTAGCGCTACAGGGGACAATGGAAAGTTTGGTGGATGGGATGACGGAGGCCATTGAATCCGGTGATGATGTAACAAAAGAGCTAACAGCCAGCCTGGTGTTGTTAAAAGCGCAGCTTCAAGCCTTAAAACAGGTAGCGGGCGAATTAACGCCCGCCCCTGTGGATTATTCTAATTTGATGCATGAGCTAAACAACATGCCGCCAGTGATGGGCGTTGAAGCATCAAGCCCAAGCATTGTGAGATAGCATTTTAAAGATAGCGTCGCGGTACCAGCTCGGCTTGCCTGCAAGGTATTCAATCAATAACCCTGCAGGCACGTTGGCTAAATCAATTAGACGTGTTTTTGAAAGTGCGTTATATTGCTGTTGTGACATGACGTTAATTCCTGTTGATGTGTGTCATTATTAGCCGCTGAAAGGTCGAAGAGTCAGCGGCTAATTCCTTTCTACGCCTTAGGCGTTTTCATCTCGATCCAACTTCTCGCGGATCGCTTCAATAATGTAAGACGTAAAATCTAAACTGGTTTGTCCGGTCTCTTTCAGTGCGTCATGGCGGTCAAAGTAAGCCACAGGGACAGCACGTAAGTGTTTTGGCTTGACGGTGGGTGCCGTTGGCTTTACGGCATTCTTGTTTTCTGTCAGAGCTGCATTACTACCCACCGCGCCTAATTTATCCCAATCTTTCGTTGCTTTCATTATTTGGTTCCTGCGTGTGCAAATACACTTTGTGTATCTGATAAATATCTGTTGAATATCTTTTGTATATACAATGAATATACATCGTATATTTTGACTGTCAATTATCGTTTGAGTAATTGCGCTATTTCATCACCAAGTTGTTTTATTTCTCGGCACGCATCACTGTATTTGGTTTGCTTACATTCGCTCACACCTAAGCCCATCGCCGTGGCGGTTTTAAAGTCTTTGCGGGTGGGGATGATGCTATTTAAGCGGCGCATGTGGTCGGAGTGCGACAAGAACGCATCGACATCATCAAACTTTTTACGGTTAGGGTGAACACGGTTAAATAAAACGTGGGCGGTAATGTGCTGGCCCATTTCGGCACTGAGTTCGGTTAATACTTGGTTGAAGTGACGCAGTCCGATCAGCTCGGTGACATCATCGTTAGCCGGCACAATCACCAAGTCGGATGCTGCCACCGCCAAACGGTTAATGTCGGAGTCGAAACCGCCGCAGTCGATCAAGATGGTTTTACCCTGGTCTGACTGCTTTAATAGTTTGATGAGTTGATCACGGCTTTCGCAGCGATGCACCGGCAACGGCTCATCACGGAGTTGGTTTAAGATGATAAGGCTTTGGTGCAAGTCCTGATCAATGATGATGTCGGGATTAAGGACCGCTTGCAGGCTTAATGTTAGGGTGGTTTTACCTACACCGCCTTTTTGGTGTGCGACTGAGATGATCATGATAATTCCTGTTGATGTGCGTTAATGAATATCTAACGTATATATAGTGTATATACGATAAATATACAACGGATATTTAAACAGGATAAAAAAAGCCCACTATAAAAATAATGGGCTTGTGTGACAGGTCACAAAGTGAGGCGGTTATTTTGTGTTTTCCGCTGTGTTAATCATGGATTTGTATGCGGTCGCTACCTCACTTAACTTATATGTTTGGGAGTTCCATCCTGCATAGATTATTTCTTTTGTTGGTTCTCTCGGAACAATGGCGTGAGTTTTTAGCAGTTCGCGCAATAAGTCTGGATGGATTAATCTCTCACCGCTAAAGCAGTTATCAACAAGTTCGCTATTCTCGACAATCCACTTTTCAATATCCATTTATTCACCCATCAATCTCGGCATAAGTATCGGCGTTGTAGTTCACCGGCATCATGTCCATTTCTTTCACTGTGCCTTTTTGTAATACGTTTACTTTGTAAAGCCAATCGTTGGCGAACTCGACACATTCACTGCTTGGGCGTAGGCCACCACGCGGTGAGGCACAAAGGTGCGTACCGGATTCTGGATCAAAGGTCATCAAACCGCCACGGCCAGATTGGTGTAAGTACAGCAGTGAGCGACCATCAAAGATGCTGCCATCTTCACGCTGCATTTTGGTGATTTGCGGCCAGATAATAAGGTGGTGATCGCCGTTATGGTATAGGCCGCTGCCGGTGTTATGGCACAACTCTTTGTTGAGCTTGACCACTTCCGCTTCCAGTTTCGTTATCTCTTCTTTATAGGTTTTGAGTACGGTGCGAGATTGTTTCAGCACATGGGTGTCATTCGCGATGCGTTTTTTCTGCTCGCTGTCTTTTTCTTTCAGTCGCTTGATCTGCTCTTTGAGCTTTTTCGGGTTGCCCGTGGCGTTAATGTTCTTAATTTCAGCTTGCAGTGCTTTGACCTGATCTTTTAATACCGCTCGTTCACGGGTAAGCCCCAGCACGTTATGGCCGAGCTTTTCCGCATCTAATGCAATTTGGCGGCACTCTTTATTTTCGTGTTTAACTTGATCGAGCTCTTTTTGTTGTTCGTGGCACTGGCGTTTGTAGCCTTCAAGCTGTTGTTCCAGTTTGGCGTTCTCGCTGATCAGGGCGTCCCAATCGGCGTTTTGTTGGTTGTAGCTGCTTAAAAATGCGCTCAGTAAATCATCGGCGCTATGCTGGCTTAATGCTTCAGTAGCGCTGATTTGCTGATTAATGGCTTGTAATTGTTGAGTGACGTTATCCATTGTTTCAATCCTGTTGATGTTAAATTGCAATTTTTACCGTGCCGAAGCGTTTAAACACGTCAGCAAATGTTAAGTAGTTGGGGCCAAGGTAGGTGATGCAGCTGCCTTTGGTGACGTTGTTAACCAGTGAGCCATCAGGCTTGTGATATTGCACTCGGCCATCTGGGAAACATTGCGGGTATTTGAGTAGCTTGCGAAACCATCCCTCACTGGTGCTGGCAAAGGAAATGCATATCGCCTCGCGCACGTTGCCTGCTTGGTATTCGCTGATCAGCTTGTTGACCCAATCCATGTTTGAAGGAATGGCTTTATCAATGTGATAACCACGGCTGACACAGCTTTTCTTTTTGCATTTGCTGCGATCGCTTGGGCATGGCGCTTCACCACGGTGAAAGGGGTGATTCATCCAAAGGGTGTTGGCTATCCACGGTTGGGCGAGGCCATCGGTTTGCTGATCAAAGTAGCGATCAGCTAACACGGTTAAGTTGGCGGTAAACGAAGATGCCGGATCGAGTTCAATACTGCCCATCACTTCACGGGCAGCGTTAACCCATAGGTCGGGGGTGTACCATTCGACATCACCCGAGGTTTGATTGATTAAGTTGGCATTATTCATAGCGAAACCTTAACAATGGTTAATGTTGCGACCCGCCAAACGGACTTGGGCCATGACAGAAGATGATGAAGTGCGGGTGTTAATGCGATTGCGCACTCGGCTGTTGTCGGTGGTTAATACTTGCATTGAACTGATCAGCACTAACACCATGCACAAACTGCGAGTCGCCAAAACCCCCAATTGCCATGCACGGCTTACCATGTGCGGTGTGGTGTTAGCGGCCAGTTTGGCGCGAATGTCACGCTCTAGGCTGTTGAGTTCGGCAGCACTTAAGCCCAAGTGCTGGCATAAATCGAACGCATCAAGGCCGCTGGCATAGCCGAGCAATACGGCTTGCTCGTCACGGTTTAGGGGGTGGGTTTGGCTGTTAGTGATCATCACGTCCATGTGTTTAAACCTCTTTATTCGACATCAAGATCGTTAATTAATAGGGCGACATTGGTCAGTGCGGCGCGGGCATCTTCGATTTGGTACATCATGGCTTCTGCCGCTAATTGGATTTGCTCGAATTTTTCCGCGGTTACTGTGCTGCTCGATAAGTCAGTGATGTGACGGGCAAGGGCTTCAATCGCCATCATCTTTGCCGCTTCACGGTTAACGGTACGTACCGCCAAACGCTGCTGGTTGGCGGGGAAAGTCACGGTGCTGTTTGCGCTGTGTTGCATGATGTCGTTGTTCATTTTATTTCCCTATATGTGGTGCAATGTTATTTTTAAGTGGTGCATCACACTTTATGTGGTTATTTTGATTGTAAAAAAACACGTCAAACTTAATTGACGTGATGTTAAATCTGCCTAGTTAATCAGGCGTTTAGTTTATGCGTTGGCATCCCAATGCCAGTGACCCAAGTATTTGCCTATGATGTTTAAATCATCAAGGTTGGCGAAGTGTTGATCAGGGAAGTTAACTTTATCATCACAGTACAGCACATAGCCGCCTGTCATTTCTGGACGTATTCTGCGTAGCCAAACGAGCCCCGTGCCGTCTAAGATGGCAAATATCGCTGGGCTGGTGACGGCTTTCTTTTCGGTGTTTATCAGTACGATGTCACCGGCAGAAAAGTCGTCGTTCAAACTGTCATCACGGCAACGCACCATTAAGATGTGGCGTTCGTGCAGTTTCTTTTCGTGAAGTCGGTCAACATTAAACGCTAAGAAATCACTGCAAAATGCTTTGGTGCTGTCTTTTTCCCCATTGGGGATCATGTAATTCCATTCGTTCGAGCCTTCACCTTGGTGATCGACATAGCCGTATAAATAGCTCGGTGTGGTGTTAAGCACTTTCGCCACGTTGGGCATCATGTCGGGCTTGGGTAGTCGTAAGCCGGATTCCCAATTTAGCCAGCGTGAAAGACCCACCTCGGCGGCCTTGGCTGCATCTTCGGCTCTTATCCCTAAACCTTTACGTGCGGCTTTTATTCGTGCGCTAACTAAATCGTTATAAGTTTCCATTTCCTGCGCCCTGTTTGCTGTTGAGTTTCATTGTATTTGTAATGCTGTTCGTGTTGTGACAAATACTACCACACAAAGCAGACATTACCACCAAAAAACGCTTGATTTTACCACTTAATGTGATTTAATTAACCACATTAAGTGGTACAACAAAGAGAGCAAACCGCCGATGGATTTACGAGCGTGGGCTAATGATGAATTTGGCGCCCGAGGCATGGCAAAAGCGGCGCGGTATTTGGGGGTGCGATATAAGACCTTCTATTCGTGGGTAACGCTTGAGCGATTCCCGTCGATGCGCCAACAGCAGATGATCCGCATCAAAACCCGAGGTCGGGTCGATATCATGCAGATGCAGGCCGATTTTCTCTATAAGAAAGACGCCAAATTATTACAGCAACCCAAACAACAGAAGGAATTGCAGCCATGATGGTGGTGCTATTAGGTGGGTCAGAGCATGACGTTAACATGATCACCACCGATGTAATGGAAGGCTTTAAAAGCCGCGTTCAGCATTTAAGTATTGCCCATGTACTCAGTGCCGATGTGCGTGTGCGCCAATTAACCTCTGCCTTAGTCGCAGCGCGTCGTCCTCGCCAAATCACGATTGTGACCGGGTTAAAAAGTGGTGCTGAGGTCGATCTTTGTCGCAGCCGTGGTGCCACTATTGCGCATGTGTATGGCCCATTGGGGGCGATTTATAAAGAAGTGGCGATCAAGCGCGAAGATTTACACATTGCCCCTGTGCCTCGCCCCGATCACCCTGCCCATGTGTTAAGCGCCGAAGAGGCCTTAAGCGTGGCCCAGCTGCGGTTGCGTCAACAACGAGATAAACCGCCCGTTTTAAAATCGACCACCCACGAAATTTAGGCCAATTATGCGACAGCATCAGTTAGACACAGCAATGGAAAGGTGGGCGCACTGGTGCCGCAATGGTCAATTGATTGCCGGTTATGGCTCGGTCATGAGCAAGATGATCGCCAATAAAGGGGTGATGTGTTTTGGCAGTGGTGGCGGTAAAGCGCCGGTGATTGATTGCATTGAAGCGGACATTGAGGCGGCGTTGATGCAGCTTGCCGTTAATAAACCCAAAGTCGTTGAGGTCGTGCGGATGCATTACCTAGCGGTTTATTACCCGGGCATTAATGAGCAAAGCACCCAATTTGAAAAATCGTTGCGCATGGGGATCAGCCTGCGTACCTATTCAACCCGATTAAAACAAGGCCGTGACGCGGTGATCGCCGCATTAGGCCGCCGTTAATAAGGAGCGTTGTACATGGAAAGACAGCAATTTGATTTTAATGAATTTCGCTTTTTGTTCCCTAACCGTGCCAAAGCGCGCAAGCGTGGCAAAACGGGCGTTAACACTGAACGTTGTCAGCGCCGCCGCCGAATTGAAGATCTTGAACAGCAGATCGCTTTTAACAAGGAGTATGAGTTTTGAGCCAGAAATACCCCTCTAAGCGCAAGGCCATCGATGCCATTCTCGGAAGAGGCTATCAATCGATCGGGCGTGGGCAATTTACCAAAGGCAATATGCTGGCGTGGCCCGTTCGCCTTTGCTCTCGTAAATACGCTATCTGTACAACCTATAACTTTGGACGTCGATAAATGAGCGAATTAACCGCCAAACAGCGTTACCAACGTGAATATTATCAGCGCAATAAAGAGCGCATTTGTAAAAAGATGCGGGATGAATACCAACCCAAACCGCGCCAGCCCCGTAAAAAAGCGGTAAAAGCAGTCAACAGCAACAGTCCGGCCAAGCAGGCACCTAAACCGATCCGTGTTTCGGTCAAACCGCCTCGCTGTGACACCCCAAAAGCACGGACATTGGCGTTAACACCTCGCCATAAGATAGAGGACATTTTATTGGCAAAGCAACTAGGTATTGAGGTTAGCGAGCTGCAATGACCACGTTAACGGTAAAAATCACCGATGCAGTGATTAAAAAGGCGCTGGCAGATAGCACTATCTGCCAGCTTAAAGATCCCCGTTACTCGCTGTACTTTCGGATTAATCGCCACAGAACGGGGGGCAGTTGGACCCTCGTTCACTACCAACACGGCAAGCAATACCGCCGTAAAGTAGGCAGTTACCCGTCATTGAGCAGTAAAAAGTTGTTTGAGGCGTTGCCCGATATCATTCAAGCCTTGGCAGTGGATGTGAAACAACCAGTACAAACGGACAGCTTAATGACGCTTGGGCAGGTATTACGCTGGTATTTAACCCGCAGTGAAACCGATCGCAGCATCACCAAGGTAAGAAAGACCAACATCAAGAGCATGATCAGCAAACACTTGTTACCGAGCTTAGAAACCGTGGCGGTTAATGCGGTTGATCATGGCCTGATGGATGAAAAGTTGATGTGGCCGTTACAACAAAGGCTCAATATTTCAACCGTTCAAGCGGTGTTTAAAGTGCTAAAGCAAGCCACCAAACAAGCCAATCGGTTAAAAATGATCAGCCATGACCCCTTGGCGGGGGTGATCTTCAGTGATTTCATTCAAGCCAAAATTCACGCTAAAGATGGCGCGCTACGGGCTGAGCAATTACCGACATTAGCGCAGCAATGGCAACACCATCAGGATAAATCCACCGTGATGTTGGCGGTGATGATGATTAGCTGTGGTACCCGAATCGGTGAAACAAGAATGGCAAAATGGACTGACATCGATTTCCAGCGTGGTGAGTGGTTTATTCCTGCAGAAAACACCAAAACCAAGCAAGCGCACCGATTACCGTTAACCCCGAGCATGGTGGCCTTACTTGAGCAATACCGCACCATGAGCAACAGCGCCTTTTTGTTTTCCAACGGCAATCGCAAAGCCTTATCAGCCAGCAAGGCCAGTGAGCAAATAAGAGCCTTAAGCAACGGCCAGTGGACTGCTCACGATTTACGCAAGCTCGCCCGTACCTGTTGGGCCGATAATGGCGTCGATTACATGGTCGCTGAAATGCTGCTTAACCATGCGCTCTCGAAACTGGATCAGGCGTACATTCACACCTATGCCGAGCAGCAAAAGCGCCAAGCATTGGTGGCCTACCATGACCAATTGGCACAAGCGGGCTTTTTTTTGTGCCTTGATAACCGCACCAACCGATTAACAACCCCAACCGCTCAGGTGAACACGGCAAACCCTACGCCTTGCCTAGCGTGAGCCAATAAACGCAGATCAATGACAGAGGAAGATATTTTTATGAGTAATGAGCTAAGTCAAACCCTTGAAGCACAAATAAAGCTCGATGTTGAAATGGCGATCATCACGGCATTGGGTGAAAAGGCATACCCGATGTTTGTGTTGGATTGTCAGGTTGCTGAATACCGCCACGATGATAAGGAATGCCTGTTGCAAGTGGAGATCATGAACAACCCCCGCCACCTAGAAGAAAATACATGTTACGTGGGGGTGTTGTGGACCCAAGGTGAGCCGGTGCAATTATTGGTAGGTGAAGATCAAGACACACAGTGGCCATTGACGGCGGGTAATTTGTGGTCGCTGATGTATTGCTGGTCGTTTTGCAAAGAAGAAGGGTCAAGTACGTTATGAGTGATAACAGCTTTCTTCGTCGCCAGTTGGTAAAACTCGGCGACATGATGGGGGATGGTGCACACCTTGAACCTGATGGTAAGTGGATATCAGTGGAGTACAGAAGAACATTAAAAGCCCTCGGAATAGCACCCCCACGGCGAAATAATTCAGCAGCCATTAACGAGGCGATGAAATCAGCGCTTGCTCAATCATCGTGCAATAAGTGCGATGGCTCATTAAAGCAGACCCGTTCAGGTTCATACCGGGCACAGTGCCAAAGTTGCGGGGCTAAGTATCAATTTAAACAGCGAAAATCGAGATAGTCATGGACGATAACAAACGAAAGGCTGCCGCCGAGCGCAAACGTAAACAACGTGAACGTGAAAAGGCGATGGACATTAAAACCGTGTCGGTGAAGTTATCCAGCCGAGAGCGTGAACAGTTGGCTAACTTGTGCCGCGTTCGTGCCGGAATTAAAGATCCGTATGATGTCGATGAATACATTGCGTTACTCATTGCCCGTGATCATGAACGTCTGCAACAGCAGCTTGCTGAGCTTGATGGTAAATGTTGCGGTAAATGTAAATCCCCACTGCCAACGGGTTGCGGTGGTCTATTTCAAGGTGAGGCGGTGTGCTTTCACCACATTAGCAAAAAGGAATTAGCATTATGAAGTTAAGCCATAAGAAGAAGTTGGCAAGTAAGAAGGGGACGTGGTGGCCATTTACCCGTCAAGCGCGTTTGCGTATCGAGCTAAAAAAACATATCGCAGTGCAGCAACTTCGATATGCAGTGAATACCCACGGTATTGCGTTGGCGGCTATTCAAGCGGCGAAGGCGTTGGTAGGGTTTAAAGATACTATGATGGCAGCCGCTAAAACATGGCTATTGGGTGACAAGTCACAACAGCAACAACCAAGCCCGAAAACGGGATTTTTTTGTCGTCATATACCACAAAAAGAGATAAAAATAAAAATAAACCACAAAACGACTTGATTATTTTGCATATTGCGCTACATTAGTTGCCAATGTGGTCGTTGTGTATCTGACTGCATCATCACCCCGAACAGTTAAAAGAGCTCACCCAAGCGGTGGGCTTTTTTTATGCCTAGAGAAACCGATGAAAGCGAATGTGTTACTCACTGCTTGCGAGCATGTGAGCGAATGGCGTGGGCGGGTGATTGCTTATATTGGCGGTGGCGGCGTGAGTTTGTTTTCTCATGAAGTGGCGGCCAGTGTTGAGCAAACATCAGTAAACGTGCATGAGCTCAGTTTTGCAAACTGGATATCACTCGGCGGTTTGGCGGTGGTCGTTTGTCGCCTCGCTTTTGATATCTACGTGCATTTTGAAAAGAAACGCCAATCAAAAGGAGATAGCGATAATGGACCCTCAACAGCTTGCTGAATATGTGGTTAAACCTGTATTGCGAAAGCTCGGCTTATATAGTTTAGCGGCTGAGCGTTTGGTGCTGGGGACGATTTTTCAAGAATCCCACGGTCGTTACTTGAAACAATTGGGTAATGGCCCCGCACTTGGCGTGATCCAGATGGAGCCTGCAACATATGGTGATATCTGGGATAACTACTTGGCGTATAAGCGCACTTTAGCAAACAAGGTGACTGAGTTTGCGAGCGTGCAATCACTTGATGATGATATGCGTCCGGCGGTTGATGAGTTGATCGGTAATGTGGCGTTTGCTGTGGCGATGTGTCGTGTGCATTATTTGCGCGTCAAAGCCCCACTGCCTGATGCCGATGATATTGAAGCGTTAGCCCGTTACTGGAAAAAGTATTACAACACGGCCTTGGGTAAAGGTACGCCGGAAGAGTTCGTGCGTAATTTCCCGAAAGCTGTGCTTTAGCTTTTGCAACATTAGATAAATCCTGTGAGAACTCAAGCGACCAATCATTCTGAGCGGTCGCTTTTTTATTTATGTGGAGGTGCAAATGGACTTAGCAACACAAATCACCGTGTTATTGCAAACCCTGTTCGGTGATCGAGCTATCGATATTATCGCGGTGCTAGCAATGATCGGTTATGCGTGGGCGCTACTGCGTCAATGCATCTCTGATAAGACCATGGCAAAGCTGCCGACTTGGCTCATTAACGTGCTTGAATTTATTGCTGCTAACAAGTGGAAGAGTAAGAACATGCATGACCCAGCCACGCAGAAGAAAGGGCAATAGCTCATGGCATGGTTGAAGTTGGCAGTGCTGGCGTTAACACGGTTCTTTGCTGAGCTGGAGCGCCATCGAGCACAAGCAAAACAAATGAGACGTGAGGATCGATTGAATGAAATCAAAAACGACCCGCTTGATGCTCATCGCGATACCTTTGGCCCTAGTGCTGGTCGGGTGTCAATCACCAAGAAACACCCCAAGTGATTGTCAAGCTTGGGCGCCACAACTGGAATACTACACCACTGATGATGGTGGTGTGTATTACCCAGCTAAATCGGCGACTAACTTGATGTTATACATCGATAGCTTAAAACAATGTGCGTTTCCTCAGCGATAAGTGCGACCTGCAAGGTGTGTTGATTAGGATGATCGCCACTTTGCCGTGCTGCTCACACGTAAAAATGAGCACTCTTTGCTGTTCTTCCCTAGCCGTTCCACCTCGTGATAGCCGAGGCTAACTGCTATCAACATGTGATTGCATCGTATTCCGCATGGGTCCAGTGACCAACAACAGTGGTTATGTTGTTGCGAGGAAGGAATGAGATCAGGTTGGCGCCCTGTTAATGCGTAAGGTAGCCAGCATTACTACTCCTGTTGTTTCACCTCATGGTAGCTGAGGTTAACTGCTACCACTTCAATCGGTGCTTCGGGGAACACTACGATGGCAACCCAACGTGCAAGCGACTATCGCCAACCGCCTCAAGCACCGACCCTTTAACCCCGTATATCCATTGTGTATCTATCAGGTATACAACGTATATATAAGGTAGTTCAATGGCAGTAAAGATCCCGCGTCCTTGTCGTTATCCTCACTGCAGTGGTTTAACCATTCTGCGTTCTGGTTATTGCGATAAGCATAAGCATACTGGATGGGAAGACCACCAACAGGGCCGAACCGCTGAACAACGTGGTTATGGTCGAGACTGGCAACGAAAGCGAACGCGCATACTCAAGCGTGATCATTATCTGTGTCAAAACTGCCGTAGGCATGGCATGGCGATACCTGCATCAGATGTTGATCATATTGTGCCGAAGAAACACGGCGGATCAGATGATGAAAGCAACTTGGAGGCGCTATGCACAACATGTCACCGCAGAAAAACAGCGACAGAACGGCGCAAAAAGTAACTCAAAACCCACCAAATGTGATCGTTTCAACGGTCAAAGTGGCGTTTTGGGTACCTATTTATGTCAAAACCTTGGTGTTGTTTTGTAAAACTTTCGGCACTAAGCCAGACCTTCACAAAGTCGCGCTGTTCGTGTCGAAAGGTATTACCGTGACTACCCCATCAATTCAGAAAAGACGGGCGTTAGAAGGTGTTTTGGATGCGTAAGCGTTGCGATTCTCACCCCCTAGGGGTGGGGTAAATACCTACCACCCTACGCTATATGACCGCACCCCCAGAGTTATTTTTATGCGCGATAAATAAGGATCTTTTTTTTGGAAAAAGGATCGTTAAGCGTGACCCGTCACAAATGAGGCAATTATGGCAAATGTCAGGGCCGCAGGTGGCGGCAGAAAAAAAGGCAAATCCAAAGAGTTGGTGGCGGTGGCTGATGAGCGCATTACGCACATTAACCCGCCTGACGAATTACGTGATGATAATGCCGTGGAGATGTGGAAGACCTCGGCAGAGATATTGATCCAGCGTCAAGTGCTGACCTTGGCAGATGCCGCCATGCTGCTTGTCTACTGCAATTCTTTCAGCTTGTACCTTGAGGCTGAGCAAACTGTATTGCTGGATGGTTTGACTGTTAGTTCAGCACAAGGCGGTGCCAAAAAACACCCCGCGGTCAATGTTCGCCAAGATGCGATCAGTGCCATGATGCGTGCGGGTTCGTTGTTGGGATTGGATCCGTTAAGTCGCAGCCGTGTGAATGGCGGCGGTGGCAGTGGTAGTGGTGATGATGCCAATGAATTTGACAGGTTCTAAGCATGGCAAGATACCCGAACGTGACCGCAGCGGCCAAGTATGCTCGGGATGTCGTGAACGGTCGGATCTCGGTATGTAAACTGGTTTATCAATCCTGTCAGCGTCACCTTGACGATCTGGCGAACAGCAAAAATAAAGATTACCCGTACCGTTTCAACAAAGCCAAGGCCGAACGGTTTTGTGCGTTTATCCAGCTCATGCCCCACACCAAGGGCGAATGGGCGAGAAAGCCACTGAATGAACGGCGGATCAAATTAGAGCCATGGCAATTATTTGGCTTTGCTTGCCAATATGGGTGGGAACGTAAGAGCGATAAAACCCGCCGCTTTCGTACCGCCTTTTGGTTCGTGCCTCGTAAAAACGGCAAATCCATCAAAGCTGCTGGGGTTGGCCTATATGGGTTAACCGCTGACGATGAATATGGCGCCGAAGTGTACTGTGGTGCGACCACTGAAAAGCAAGCATGGGAAGTCTTTAAACCTGCTCGCTTAATGGCAAAAGCCTTGCCTAACCTGCGTGGCAAATATCACATCGATATCATGGCTAAGAAAATGGAACGCCCTGATGGCAGCGTGTTTGAACCAGTGATCGGCGATCCCGGTGACGGTTCATCACCCCACGTAGCCATTATTGATGAATACCATGAACACGATGGACCCGAACTGTTTGACACCATGCAAACGGGTATGGGTGCCCGTGAACAGCCGTTGATGTTCGTGATCACCACGGCAGGCTCCAACATAGCAGGCCCTTGTAAAGATTTATTCGATGATAGCGTCAAAATGTTATCGGGCAGTGCCCCTGATGATGAACTCTTTGCGCTGATTTACACCATTGATGACGGTGACGACTGGACAGATCCCGCCGTACTCGACAAAGCCAACCCCAATATTGGCGTGTCAGTAAAGCGTGATTACCTGCTTAGCCAGCAAAAACGCGCAATTCGTAACCCTCGTTACGCCAACACCTTCAAAACCAAGCACCTTAACGTGTGGGTTAACGCCTCAAGTGCGTTCTTTAACCTCGAAGATTGGAAGCGAGCCGAAGATCTTACCCTCGACATTAACGACTTTCGTGATGTGCCGTGTTGGTTTGCCATCGACTTGGCGTCCAAATCAGACGTTTGTTCATGGGTGCAAGTATTTAGACGTGTCGAAGATGACGGCAAAATCCATTTTTACTGCTTTAGCCGTCACTTTTTACCTGATGAAACGATTTTCGACCCCGATTGTAAGAACAGCAAGCTGTATCAACGCTGGGTGAATACCGACTGGGATAACTCAGACGGTGGTGCCCTAAAAGCCGTTGATGGGGCTGAAATTGATTTCAACCAGATCGGGGAAGAGATAGTTAGCTTAGCTGAACGCTTCATGGTGCGAGAAGTTCCGCACGATCCATGGCAGTCAGCCCAGCTGGCGCAACAACTGATGGATAACGGCTTAATGCCGGTGAAAATTCCACAGAACACCGCCCACTTATCACCGGGCATGAAAGAAATTGAATCTGCGCTCAAAGGCGGACGCTTACACCACGATGGCAACCCAGTTTTAACCTGGATGATGTCCAACGTGGTCAGTAAAGAAGATGCCAACGAAAACCATTTCCCTCGAAAAGACAAACGTGATCAGAAAATTGATGGTGCCGTGGCGCTCATCATGGCGATCTATCGTGCCATGTTAGACGAGGGCGAAGGACCGAGCGTGTACGAATCAGAGGACGTAATGCTTTTCTTATGAAATATCTAAACGAACTACTTGTGCTGATCAGCTTAGGGCTATTGGCCTACGGGATCGCCGAGCTCAAAGGTGTTCCATTTGCTTGCGTCATCCTCGGCAGCATCATCTTGGTGTTAGCCTTATTCCGCCCGCTACTCGAAGCCCTAAGAGGTCACTATGTTCTTGAACAAACTGCTGAGTCCGAGAGCGGCGATCAGTAAACCCATCCCCGGACAAAGTACCGGCATGATCGGCAGCGGCAGAACCCAATCGGGGCAGAACGTCACCGCCGATACTGCCATGCGAGTTGCCACCGTGTATTCCTGTGTGCGTCTACTCAGTGAATCCATGGCAGCGTTACCCGCCGGATTATATCGCCGTGATGGTGCCAGTCGGCATGCTGCGACCGATCATGTATTGAATCCGATTTTATCCGCCGTACCCAATAGCGAAATGACGGCCTTTGATTACCGCGTCCAGCAAATGGCAAGCCTGTTACTCAAAGGCAAATCCTATTCGCAAGTGCTACGAGATCGGGCGGGGCGAGTGGGGGAAGTCTGGCCGTTAAACCCTGATGAAGCTGAATTGGATCGCACCAAAGCGGGAAAATTAGTGTTAGTGGTCAAGGGTGAGCCGACCGCATGGACCATGGATAAAGTGTGGCGCATTAACGGGCTGACCACCAACGGCATTGAAGGGCTCAGCCCGATCGGTGTCTTGCGTGAAACCGTGGGTACCGCCATGGCAATGGATACCTACGCCGCCAGTATTTACGGCAACGGTGCCAAGCCCGGTGGTGTGCTGCAAATGAAAGGCAAACTGTCTGGCGATGGTCAACAGCGTCTCTTAGATAGCTGGAACCAAACCCACGGCGGGGCAAATAACGCCAACAAAGTGGCCGTGTTGCAAGAAGGTATGGAATGGAAGCAGATCAGCATGAGTGCTGAAGATGCCCAATTCATCGAATCGCGCAAATACACCCGCAGTGAAATTTGCGGTATTTACGGTGCCCCACCGCACATGGTCGGTGATCTGGATAAAGCCACATTCAGCAACATCGAGCACCAAGGCTTGCAGTTCGTCATGTACTCGCTACTGCCGCACATCACTCGCTTTGAGCAATCCATCATTCGTGATCTGTTGCTACCGAGTGAGCGAGCCGAGTATTACCCGAAATTTAACGTCGGCGCATTACTGCGTGGTGATAGTGCTGCCCGTTCTAAATTCTATGCTGAGCTGTTCAAGGTCGGGGCGTTCTCGCCCAACATGATCTTAGCGTTGGAAGATGAAAACCCAATCGAAAACGGCGATCTGCACTTCATTAATGCCGCCAACATAACCTTAGAGGCTGCGAAAAATGCCAAACCCAAAGCAACCAACCAAACCGACAGCGAATAACACCGCCACTTGGTACAGCATCAAAGCGGCGGTCGGGGATGAGCCCGTTACCGTGTTGATTTATGACGAAATTGGCTATTGGGGGATCACTGCCGAGCAGTTCGTGAACGAATTTAACGCCATTGATGCCGACAACATCACCATTCGCATTAACTCACCCGGTGGTAGCGTGTTTGAAGGCATGGCGATGTATAACGCCATTCGTCGCCATAAAGCCACCGTGACCACCCAAATTGATGGCCTTGCCGCCTCAATGGCAAGTGTGATCGCTCTTGCAGGTGATGAAGTCCGGATGGCTGAAAATGCCTATTACATGATCCACAACCCGTGGGGTGGCTGTTACGGCGAAAGTAAAGACATGCGCAAATATGCTGATCGCCTTGATGAAATGCGTGATCAGATTGCCAATATTTACCAAGCAAAAACAGGCATGGAGCGTGATGTCATTCTCGCTGCCATGGATGATGAAACTTGGTATACCGGCACCACAGCCTTAGAGCATGGTTTTGTTGAAACCCTGACTGAAACCCTTGACGCTTCGGCTTGCTATCACGGTAAAACCGCCGTTGCCCATATCACCAAAGCGCCGATCACCATCGAGCGTGCATCCGTTGAGGAGGCGCCGCAGCCGCCACCCCGACACACCCGATTAATTGCTGCAAAACTCGAATTACTTCGAGCTACCGATAATCTTTAACCCTGTAAAGGAGCAACACCCGTGACTATCCATGAAATGAAAATGGCGGCAGCCGGTAAGATCGAGCAGATGCGCGCAATCGTGAATGCAGCAGATGCCGAAAACCGTGATCTGACTGACGAAGAGCAAAGCAAATACGATACCCTGAAATCAGAGCGTGCCGCCCTGAATAAGCGTATTGAACGTGCTGAAGAGTTAGAACGTGAAGAATCGGCGTTGGGTACCATTGACGATAACCCACACAAGCCAACCCCAAGCGGTGCGACTAACGACAACCCAATCAATGGCAAAGAATACCAAGATGCCTTTGCGGCAGTGGTGTCTGCTCGTCGTAACCAAGTTGGCGATGATGCACGAAATGCATTAAAAATCGGCACCACTGACGGCCACTTTGCCGTACCTGAAAAATACCGCAGCGAAATGATTAAAAAGCTCGGTGCGCATAACTGCTTGCGTGAAATTTGTAACGTGATCACCACCACCTCCATTGAAAACATCCCAGTTGTCACCGATAACGGCAGCGCAGGTTGGGTTGATGAGCTGGGTGCTTATCCAGAATCCGACATGAGCGGCGATCGTAAAGTGTTGGGTGCCCACAAGCTGGGCCGTATCAGCAAAATTTCAGAAGAACTGTTGTCTGATGAAGCGGTAAGCCTTGAATCGACACTGGCAGATGCCTATGCAAAATCATTCGGTGATGCTGAAGAAGTGGGTATGTGGACAGGTGACGGCAATAAAAAGCCATTGGGCCTAGAAACACAGGTCACGAAGAAGCATGACGCCGCAGCCGCTGATGCCATTACTGCCGATGATCTGATCGATCTGCAACATGCCATTAAACGTGCCTACCGTGCCAATGCGGTTTATGTGATGCATGACAAAACCATTGCCATGGTGCGCAAGCTGAAAAACGCCAATGGTGATTACATCTGGAAAGACAGCATGAAAGAAGGCGAGCCAGATCGCTTACTGGGTAAGCCTGTTTACTCAACCGATGCGATCCCAGTGCCAGCCGCAGGCAAAGCCTCAGTCTACTTTGGCGACTTTAAGCAAGGTGTGGATATTGGCGATCGTGGCACCATTTACATGCAGCGTTTAGAAGAGCTGTATGCCGCCAACGGTGCGATCGGTTTCCGTATGCGCAGCCGCGTTGACTGTGTGCTGAAAGATGTTGATGCAGTCGCAAAACTGCTTCACCCATCCGCTTAATCGAAAATGATACGGGGCAGCTTTGCCCCGTATCCGTGATTGAAAGGAGCCACCATGGCACCCCAAAGTAAACCCAAGGCCACCAAGGGAAAAACCGCGACCACCGAAGCGCCTCAACCAGCGGCACCGGCAGACAGCCAAACCCCACCGCCTGAAGAAAATCAAGCACCGCCAAGTTCTGAGCTTGAGCAAAGTGCAGCACCATCCCCAACAGAAGGGGTAAGCCAAACCCCAGCGCCACCAAAGGCCGACAGCAATGCGGCAAGTTGTATTCTTGCGACCTCCTTGGCAACGGAATACGCATCCTATCAACCGGGTGATACCTACACGGCAACGCCAGAAACCATTCAGCGTTTAATTGACCGTGGTTTGGCTGTGCCCGTTACGCAATAGGGGGCGTTATGCTGATCACACTCGATGAAGCGAAAGACCAAGTGAAAATCGACCGTGATGACATCACCCAAGATGATGAGTTAACCGCCTTTATTCTCGCCGCTTCTTCTCGACTAGAAGAAGAGCTGCAACGGGCGGTGTATCTCACTCGCAGTGATATCACCACCGATGATCCTGACGCCTTAGTGCTGGATGAATTACGTCACGGCGGCGAAGGGCTCAAACTGGCGTTAAAACTGATGATCGGGCATTACTTTCGTAACCGTGAGCAAGTGGTGACAGGTACGATTGTCTCTAACATGCCAGAAGGGTTTGCCGAGTTAACTAGCAGTTATCGTCTTATCCCTTATGGGGGGCGAACATGATCAACGCAGGCGAACTGACGCAAAAAGTTAGCCTTTATCAAACCATCACCGGCAAAAGCCCTAACGGTGCCCCGATCACGCAATTGCAATGGCTGGCAACCCCATGGGCAAAAGTCGAAAGCGGTAAGCAACAACAGGTTGCTGAATCTGATCGCGAGCGTAACGAGGCCGACTACAGCATCAAAATGCGCTGGCGAGAGGGGCTCAGTGTCAGTGACTGGTTACAGTGGAAAGGCAAGTGGTTAGAAATCACCGCCATTGATGACACCGATCCGCTGCAGCAACAGTTGGTGTTATCGGTTGTTGGTCATCCTCAGTCAGCACCGCCGCCGATAAAACCGAAACCATAGCGAACCAAGGGGGCGAGATGGCAAATGAAACATGGCGAGTTAATGGCTTAAAAGATCTTGAAAAAGCCTTAACCGAGCTCGGTGCCGCTACCGGGGTAAAAGTGCTGCGCAAAGCAGGACGTGATGCCATGAGTGGGGTGCAAATGGCAATGATGATGGGCGCAGGTGTGGATCCTGAGAGCGAGGGTGAACACATGCGAGACAGCATTAAAATCACCACCAAGAAAATGGATCGTAAAGGCGGCAGTAACAATGCCGTGGCTATCCGTGTCGGACCCACTAAAAAGCACAGTCAAAAAGCGATTGCGCAAGAGTACGGCACCGAAAAGCAAACCGCCGATCCCTTTATGCGCCCCGCCCTGTATGAAAACCGCCACCGTGTGGTCGATGACTTCACTACTAACTTAACGGTGGCTATTGCGAAAGCGGTTAGAAAACAACGGCGGGCGAATCGATGACCTTAGACGGCGCATTAAATCATTACCTCACTACCCTAACGGGGCTAGAGGCGTATTGGCTAGAGCGACCCAATCCAGCCGATAACGCCATTGTTTACCGTTGCCTGTCCCCAGGCATGTTACCGAGTAACTTAGCCAAATTGGCGATCCACGATGACAGCTACAGCATCACTGTGTATCACACCGACCCTGATGTGGGTAAGCAACTCGCCGATCTGATCAGCCAGTCGTTACACGATTTTAGCGGTGAACTGAATAGCGAGACAGCCTCGGCCTATACTATCCAGCTTGCCAGCTTTAGTGGTGGCTTTGATCAGCCGCTCACTGGTGAAAGCGGTCAGCGTAGCTACCAATTTAACCGTGACTTTGTTTTTAACCATTAGAGATAACACACATGACACAACAAATTCCCGATCCAGCGACCTATGCCAAACTGCCAGCCGGTACCCGTATGCTGTGGGGCGCACTGGACGCTGAAACTGCCAACCTAAAACTGCTAAAAGATGCCGATGCCGTTGGCGTCACGGGCAAAAGCGCGTCATTCATTGAATGTGGTCGCCTGATTGATACCTCGAAAAAATACATGGCGGATCTGCCGGAAGGTCCCGATAAAGAGTTTGTGTTTTTAGACGATCCCAGTGATGCAGATTTACTGGCGTTTTTAGCCGCTGCCGAGGCAGGCGAGACCGTTAAAGTGCGCATTGAATTTCCTAACAAACGTTGGGCTGACATGGTGATCGTGCTCGGTGGTTGGTCGATGCAAGAGCTCGACAAAGGCGCACCAATGAAGCTGGTTGTTAACGGTAAACAAAACGACATCCAGCGTGGTATCACCGCCCCTGCGGCATAACCCAACCCGTCATGCTGGGTTATTGATTGAGCGCCTACAACGGGCGCTTTTTTTATGGCTTTTTTAAAGAGATCATCATGAGCATCAAATCACAACTACTGACCCCAATTAAACAAACCCCGATCAGCATCACCATCTTAGGCGGCGAATATAACGTAACTCGCCTGACTGCCGCCCGTTTGAACAGCTACGACAAAGACATCAAAAAACATCAAGCGGATAACAACGGTGAAAAACTCAATGAAGCCTCAGCCGCTTTGGTGCTGGATTCAATTATCGATGAAGACGGCTTACCGATGTCGTCGAGCGTTAGCACCTCAGATCTGATGTGTGTGCATACCCCAACCGCCATTAATGCCGCCGTCACTCGCCTGATCCAGCTTAACTTTATGGGTGAAGGGGCAGAGGCCGAGGCAAAAAACGCTTAAACGACAATCCTATCCTGCACTTTTGCTTTAGCTTGGCGGAAGTGCTCGGGGTTGTCGATCCTCGCTCGCTGTATGAGGAAATGGATTCCGAATTGGTCGCACTGTGGCTGGCTTACTTCAGCATTAAAAAACAAGCAATAACCGGTGATAAATCACCGCCGCAACACACCTTCATTAATGAGCCTGATCTCGATCAGCAAGTCAGCGCATGTGAGAGGCTATTACTATGACCGACATAGCACGGCTCAGTGTCGCGCTTTATGCAAACAGTGCGCAATTTGTCAGTGAGTTACAAAAATCACAAAAAAAAGCCGATAGCTGGGGCAAGCACGTTAGCGGTGCGTTCAGTGTTGCCGCTAAGGCCACAGCTGCAGGTGCCACCGCCGCTGCAGGTGCGATTGCCCTAATCTACACCCAACAAGCGCAACTTATCGATCAAACCACCAAGCTATCGCAAAGCCTCGGCATGACAACCGAGAGTTACACCCAGCTGCGCTACGCTGCTAATTTAAACGGTGCCGGTGAGGTGTTCGATTCCGCCATGGAAAGCATGGTGGTAAAAATGGGTGAAGCCACCTTTGGCAGTGGTGAAGCCAAAGAAGCGTTAGATATTTTAGGTTTATCCGCCGCAAAGCTGGGCGAAATGACGCCCGATCAACAACTGCTTGCGCTGTCTGATGCACTCAAGAACGTTGAGAATCAAAGCCAAAAAACCTTTATTACCGATTCCATCTTTGGTGGCCCTGAGATGATGAACCTGTTAAATCAAGGTTCAGAATCGATCAATGCCATGGCGCAAGAGGCCGACTTGCTCGGCATTACCTTAAACCGTATCGATGCCGCCAAGATCGAAATGGCTAATGATGCCATGTACAAAGTGGGTCAAACCACTAACGCGCTAAACCAATCGCTATCAACTCAGTTAGCCCCGTTTGTGGCTGAGCTTGCCGATCAGTTCATTGAATACAGCAAGCAATTTGGCGGCATGAACAACATGATCGCCGAAGGTATCCACACCACCACCCAAGGCGTGGGCTTTATGGCTGATGCCTTCCACGGCGTGCAATTGATTTTAAAATCGATTGAAGTGGCATGGTATGGCGTGGTGCATGGCATCCAATCTAGCATCCAAGGCTTGGTTAACATCCTTCATGAGATGGGTAACGAGATCTTAAAAGCGGTCACATGGCCTATCTTGCAAGCCCTTGATGCGATGTCCGGCATGAGTGATGCCGCCGCGAACATGGCGGCAGAAATACGCGCCACCCTTGAACAACAGCCGATCCAAATCTTTGATGGTGTTGATATTAACAACGCCAAATTAGATTTAAACAACGCCATTTGGGAGTTGCAAAGCCTCGCCTCAGAGCCGCTACCAAGCACAGGTATTGAAGCCTGGTACCAACAAACCAAAACCAAGTTTGATGAACTGGCAAAGCAATACGCTAACCAAGTTAAGCCATTAACCTCTGGCGGTGGTACCCAGCTGAGTTTGCCAGAAACCGGCGGCGGTAAAGGCAAAGGCGATAGCAAAAAGGATAAACAAGATCCGGCGGTCGCTGCGTTCAAACAAGCCACCGATCAAATCCAATTGGAATGGCAACGCCGTTTGTTATTGCAACAGGCGGGCGATGAAGCCACGGCAATGCAAGAGCAGTTTGCCTACGAAGATCGCACCATTCGCTTATCTGAGCAGTTCCAAGCTGCGTATGAAGCCGCTGCCAATAACCAAGCCTTGCAACAAGAGCTTGAAAATCAGTATTTCGAGTCACGATCAGCGTTATGGAACGAGCACCAAGCTAACCTGACCGATATTGAAACCAATGCGGCAGCCGCACGGCGTCAAGCCCTCGCCTCAGAGCTGGGTAATTACAGCAATGTGTTCGGTCAAATGGCTGGCATTGCCAAAACCTTCGCAGGTAAGCAATCAGGCATTTATAAAGCCATGTTTGCCGCTAGCAAAGCCTTCGCCATTGCTGAATCAATAATCAAGATCCAGCAGGGTATTGCTAATGCTGCCAGTTT